TGAACGATGACTCAGTAGAAGCCGTTGTAACCGATCCTAGCGGCATTCAGAGGGCATAGATATGGCATTTCAAAAAGTAGAGTTTGAGTTTCCCGATGATGAAGATGACAACAAAATGGCTATCGAGGAGTCTAGCGCGGTTGAGATCGACATCTCCGGTAAGAAAACTGCGGATGACTTTCGAGCAGATGACACTCCTGAACCTGAAGGTGAAGTGGATACTGGCGATGACGACTTTGAAGTTGAAGTTGTTGACGATACGCCGAAAGCTGACCGTGGCCGTAAAGCGTCAGAGCCGCCCACTGATGTCACTGATGAAGAGTTGGAAGACTACTCGGACAAAGTCCGCAAGCGTATTCAGCACTTCAGCAAGGGCTACCATGATGAGCGTAGAGCTAAAGAAGAAGCTCTCCGAGAGCGTCAAGAACTTGAACGCGTTACTCAGCAGCTTATGGAAGAAAACAAAAAGCTAAAGGGCAACGTCAATAAGAACCAGACAGCGTTACTTGAGCAGGCTAAGAAGAATGCCGCAATTGAGACTGAGGGAGCCAAGCGTGCGTACAAAGAAGCGTACGAATCTGGTGACTCTGAGGCTGTCCTCGAAGCACAAGAAAAGCTAACCAATGCTAAGATTAAGTCCGAAAGGTTAGCAAACTTCAAATTACCCGCTTTACAGGAGACAGAAACCCCTGTACAAACGCAGGTAGAACAGACCGCCCCGGCAGTACAAGTCGATGAACGGGCCGCGAATTGGCAACAGACTAATTCATGGTTTGGCAACGACGATGAAATGACAAGTTTGGCGTTGGGGTTGCACAACAAACTTGTCAAACAGGGCGTAAGCCCGCAGAGTGATGAATACTACGAGACGATTGACTCTCGTATGCGTCAGGTCTTCCCCGATAACTTCGAGGATGCCGAACCGAAGCGTAAAAAGGCCCAAGTGGTTGCCCCCGCAACGCGGAGCACAGCACCCAAGAAAGTGACGTTGACACGTACACAGGTCCAGATTGCCAAACGGTTAGGGTTGACACCCGAACAATACGCCAAACAGGTTGCAATAGATATGAGGAAACAAAATGGCTGAGAATCGCATTAATCGTGAACTCGAAACTCGTGAACGTACAGTTCGCAAAAAGTCTTGGACTCGTCCCGAGGTGCTTCCATCTCCGACGCCCGAGGCTGGATACGACTATCACTGGGTCCGCGTCAGCACGCAGGGTCAAGTAGACGCCACCAATGTTTCTTCAAAACTTAGAGAAGGTTGGGAGCCTGTAAAGGCAACAGATCATCCAGAAATTACAATGGTTGCCATTGAGCAAGAGCGCTTTAAGGACAACGTAGTTATTGGTGGTTTGATGCTCTGTAAGGCTCCAAAGGAGTTGGTTGAAGAGCGGAACGAATATTATTCGTCTCAAGCAAAGTCTCAGATGCACTCCGTCGATAACAACCTTATGAGAGAAAATGATCCTCGTATGCCCCTGTTCAATGAACGGAAAACGAAGGTCACTTTCGGTAAAGGAACTTAATCTTAGGAGCTTAAAATGGCTTATCCTACCGTTGACGCCCCCTATGGGCTGAAACCGATCAATTTGGTCGGCGGACAGGTCTTTGCCGGGGCAACTCGTCAAATCCCTATTGCTTCAGGCTACGACACAAATCTTCTCAACGGAGACCTTGTGAAGTTAATCGCCGATGGCACACTTGAAAAAGATGCAGGCACAGCCACAGCTACACCAGTCGGTGTATTCTTGGGCTGCAAATACACTGACCCTAACTTGGGTTATGAATTGTATAGCCAATATTTCCCTGCAAATACTGCAGCGGATGACATCGTTGCTTATGTAGCAGACGATCCTGACCAGCTTTATAAAGTTGCTGTTGTGTCTGGCACAACCGTAATCGCTGGCGTAGGTCGTACTGTTGTAGGTAACAACGTGTCGCTCGTTCAGAACGCAGGTTCCACCGCAACTGGGAACTCGAAGGTCGCTGTACTTTCGACTTCAGCAGCCACTACGAACACTCTGCCAATCCGCGTCATCGACGTAGTGGCCGAGACAGCAACCGCTGCAGACACGTATGTCGAGCTGGTTGTTAAGTTCAACTGGGGAATGCACCAGTATCAGAACGCAACTGGCGTATAAGGAGAATAAATCATGGCTATTTCACGCGCCCAGCTACTTAAAGAGCTGCTCCCCGGCCTGAACGCATTGTTCGGAATGGAATACGCAAAATACGGTGAAGAACACGCCGAAATTTTTGAAACAGAGTCCTCAGATCGTTCGTTTGAGGAAGAAACCAAATTATCCGGTTTCTCAGCAGCCCCAGTCAAAGACGAAGGCTCTGCAATCGAGTACGACAATGCGCAAGAAGCATGGTCCGCTCGCTATACACACGAAACAGTGGCAATGGGTTTCTCAATCACTGAGGAAGCTATTGAGGATAACTTGTATGACTCCTTGTCGTCTCGTTATACTAAAGCACTTGCTCGTGCGATGGCGTACACCAAGCAAGTTAAAGCTGCGTCTATCTTGAACAACGCGTTTGCTGCAGGCACCACATACGGTGACGGCACTTCCTTGTGTTCAACAGCGCATCCACTTGTTTCTGGTGGCACCAACTCGAACCGCCCAACAGTTGCGGCTGATCTTAACGAAACTTCTTTGGAAGCGGCTGTTATTCAGATTGCAGGTTGGACTGACGAGCGTAGCTTGTTGATCGCTGCTAAACCACGCAAATTGGTTATCCCGCCAGCATTGCAATTCGTTGCAACACGCTTGTTGGATACCGAAGGTCGTGTAGGCACAGCCGACAATGACTTGAACGCACTGCGTAACAACGGGTCAATCCCTGAAGGCTACACAGTGAACCACTATCTGACAGACACCAACGCATGGTTCTTGATGACTGACGTTCCAAACGGCTTGAAGCACTTCACACGTAGTCCAATGGCTACTTCGATGGACGCTGACTTTGATACTGGCAACAGCCGCTACAAAGCTCGTGAGCGTTATAGCTTCGGTGTATCTGACCCACTGGGTATCTTCGGTTCTCCCGGCGCATAAGCTGGAAGACACTGTATTAAGGAGGGGCTACTTCGGTGGCCCCTTTCTTTTTGTTGACATATCACGTTACGTAGTGGTATCTTGTTAGCAATCGGGAACACCCCGTGAATCTGACAGGCCCGACTGACGACATGCAGACAGATTCACTTAACTCGCATGTGAGGACATATTCATGGCGAATACTACATTTTCAGGTCCAGTGACCTCCACCAATGGCTTTGTTGGTGATATTGTTGTTCCAACTTACACAGTTGCTAATGCACCTTCCGCTGCTACAGCGGGCGCAGGTACAATTGTGTACGTTTCAAACGGTGCCGCAGGTTCCGCAATTTTGGCTTTCTCTGACGGAACAAACTGGAAGCGTTCTGACACAGGTGCCACAATCGCAGCATCATAAGGAGCTAGGTTATGAGTAGATTCAAACCAGCTTCTAAAGAAGAGCTTGCAGAGCGTGGGTTATATCCTGATGGTTCTCCCATCAAAACAACCCCTGTTCGCGCCCGAAACGATGATGGTACGCTTAGAGCAGACGACCCTTCTACACCTGACGTGAATGAGGCGTGGAAAACAAAACCTGCTAAGAAGAGTGGCCGTCCTTCAAAAAAGAAGGGATAGCGTATGCCTAATTCAGACATACAGTCGAAACGAATCACTACCGCGGCTTCTTTAGGTGTTGGTCCCGCACGGATTCGCCAAGTTCAGGTGTTGACCGGAGCAGGCGCAGCTCGACTTACCGTCACTGATGGTTCCGGTGGACGCACTGTGCTCGACCTTGATTATCTCGCTTCAGATTCTCATTCCGTTAACATACCAGATTATGGCATACGGTGTCAGGATGACGTACTTATCACGGCTATGACTAATATCACCGCCATGACGGTATTCTACAGCTAGAGGTGCGGTATGCGGAGTTATTACAAATCAGGCGGCTCTGTTAAGAAGTCTCCTGCATGGACCCGCAAAGAGGGTAAAAGTGAGTCCGGTGGTCTCAATGCCAAAGGCGTCGCAAGCTATCGGAAAGCTAATCCCGGCAGTAAGCTCAAAACTGCGGTAACTACCAAACCCAGCAAACTTAAAAAAGGTTCTAAAGCTGCCAATCGGCGGAAGTCCTTCTGCGCTCGTATGAAGGGCATGAAGAAGCGCAACACAAGCTCAAAGACCGCCAACGATCCTGATAGTCGTATAAATAAGAGTTTACGGAAGTGGAATTGTTAGTTGGCTATAGGGCGCACACAAATGAAAACACAATTACAAGGGAATAGGACTATGATGAGACCTAGAGCACGCCCCGAGGGCATGATGAAGAAAAAGAAAGCGGCCACTAGCGCCCCTATGTCGTCTATGCGGCCTAAAGCACGCCCTAAGACCATGGTTACTCCTGAAGAAGCAGGCGCGATTGAGCGTGGTAACCGAGCCGCAAAACGACGCGCAGATGAAGCAATGCCTATGATGAAGTCTGGCGGAGCGTTGAAGATGGTTGAAAAGGACGGCAAAAAAGTTCCGTTCTACGCTGCTGACGGCAAAGGCGCTATGAAAAAAGGCGGCAAGGTTAAGAAGATGAAATCTGGCGGCAAAGTTCGCGGCTACGGCATGGCTCGTGGCGGCAAAGTTTGTAAGATGCGCTGATGCGTAGGTATTACAAATCTGAGAGCTGTGGCTGTTCTTCCTGTAGCAAAGGTTACAAGAAGGGCGGCACAGTCAAGGACGCGTGTTACCGAAAAGTAAAATCTTCCTACAAGGTTTTCCCGAGTGCGTACGCGAGTGGGGCGATTGCAAAGTGTAGGAAGAAGAAGGCGGGTAAGTAATGGCGGTTCGCAAGACAGCAAAAGGCGCGGCACTCAAACGCTGGTTCAAAGAGGACTGGAAAGATGTGCGTACTGGTAAGGCTTGCGGACGTAAGGAAGGCGAAAAGCGGGGCACACCCTACTGTAGACCAACAAAGAAAGTGTCCAGTAAAACGCCTAAGACAAGCGGCGAGATGACAGCGTCTGAAAAACGCAAGAAGATCACCGAGAAAAAACGGCTTGGACAACCTGCAGGTAAGCCACGGCGGGTCTCCCCTGCAAAACGGAAGACTAAGAAATGACAACATCAGGCACCACAGCGTTTAATATGGACTTCACGGAGATCGCGGAAGAAGCATGGGAACGTGCGGGCCGTGAGATGCGGTCTGGGTATGATCTCCGCACTGCGAGACGGTCCATGAATTTGATGACAATCGAGTGGCAGAACCGCGGCATTAACATGTGGACTATTGATTCTGGCACCATTACCCTAACAAAAGGTACTTCTAGGTATGCCCTACCAGCCGATACTATTGATGTGTTGGAACACCAAATACGTACCAATAGTGGCAACGCGAGCACACAATCTGATCTTACTATAAACCGAATCAGCGTAAGTACGTACGCGGCTATACCTAACAAGTTAACACAAGGGCGTCCAATTCAGTTATATGTAGAACGGTTGAGAGATGCACCGCATGTAAACGTGTGGCCTGTACCAAACAACGACGACTACGTGTTGTATTATTGGCGTATGCGCCGTGTGGAAGACGCTGGGTCTGGCGTACAGACTGCTGATATGAATTTCCGGTTTTTTCCCTGCCTTGTAGCTGGACTGGCGTACTATATTGCCATGAAAGTGCCTGAGTTAGTTGATCGTGTTCCTATGCTTAAATCAGTATACGACGAACAGTACGAACTGGCTGCGGGGGAAGACAGAGAAAAAACTTCATACGAACTTATTCCTAGAATAGCTAGGATTCGCTGATGAGCAACAAGTACGCATCTTCTCAAAAAGTCATTGCGCTCTGCGATGTGTGTGGGTTTCAGTATAAGTTACGGGAACTACGCAACCTTTTTGTTAAGGGCAGAGATACAAATGTAAAGGCTTGCCCCGAATGTTGGAATCCCGACCAACCACAACTGCGTTTGGGAGAGTTTCCTGTCAATGACCCGCAGGCTGTTCGTTCCCCACGCGTGGATCAAAGCCTTGGTCCTTCAGGGGATACC